CTGTGAGTGCTTGTAATTGAGCAGTGGTCTGTGGAGTCAATCTCAGAACATTTTGGAGTTGAACAATGCCAGTGTCAGGTGCCACAGTCAAATCAGTGCTCACAGTGGATTGAATGGTGTCTGGCAGATACTGAGCGGCTATCTTGGATGAAGCATTCAGTGGTGCCACTCCTGATGCCTGTGCTCTGCCATCAATCACTGAGGCCAGTTCATCCAGGGCAGTTTTGAGATCTGCTCTAGCAGCTGCTGGTGAGTCTGTGCCAGAATCAAGGTTTGTGGTTGATATGTTTGATGAGTTTGTGGGCCAAGTCATTGGTTGTTTCCTTTCATATACTTATGTGTTTTTTCAGTTCTAAGGTGGTTTTTACACCATTCTAGGTGAATCAACAGTGTTGTTGTCACTGCGATCACAGAAATTAGTATAATCATGTTTCTCCCTCTATGATGTTGCCTGAAGCATCTGATACCATTTTGGGCAGTCCAGTGATCACAAGATTAACTTCAGCGTCTACAGGTATCACCTCTGTGACTGATGTTGGATACACAGTGGTTGTGCCAGCATTGATCAACACAATGTCATCAGCACCATCTGGAATAAAAGGTGCTCCTGGTGCGTATGTGCTACTCTCAGCCACACTAGAAATTTTAATGTCATCCATATACAGTGCTGCCTGTTGACTGCCTGGATTATCCAAATCACCCAAAGACAGCGTCCACACTGATCCTGTGGAATCACCTGATATGTTGCCCCATTTGTCTGAATCTGCATCAACAGTGACTTCTGTGTCTGAATCACCTGCTGAATTCACAATCCTTACTCTTATGCCTGAGTTTGTTCTCTTAACTCTCACAAAGTACCAATCACCCTCAGCTATCAAAGGGTTGGCAATTGACACTATGCTGGTGTAGGTGCTGTCATTGTCCAGTTGATAAAAAAATTCTAGATTATTGGTGCCTTGAGTGGCTGTTTTCAAACGCAATCCTTCTGAACCATTTGTAAAATTAAAAAAATGATCTGGATGTGCGTATTCAGGATCAACTCCTGATTGATGGGCAAATCTGCCCCAAATTTTAACCCAAAATTCAATTGTAAAATCCTGTCCTGATGTAGACCCAATTGTGAAATCATCTGATGCTATTTGTATGGCATCATCAAATGTTGTAGTGATGTAGGCTGCTGATCCACCACCATCTCCATAGTATAAACCATCTCCAGCTGGATTGACTGTGCCAAATTCAATTGATGCTGGTGACCATTTGTATGTTCTCTGTGTGGCAATTGGTGTGCCAACTTGAGTGATTGTTGTATCATTGATCACATCAACTATGCCAATTGTGGTTGAGGAATCATTTGGTGTTGAACTGAGACTGAACACTGTGTATCTTGGTTCTTCAGGATTGCCTAGATCACCTATAGTAATAAATGGAACTTTGTCAATCTCTGCCTTGGCGTTACCTGTCACTGAAGTTAATTTGGAATATGATTTTACAATAGGTGCAATCCTCACTTGCGTGGTTCCTGTGTGTGTGGCTGAATTACCTGAAATGGCCTCTTGTTGGAGTCTGGGTTCTATGTTGAATTCAACAGAAGATATTTCTGCCAGTGCTGTGGCAGTGTCTTCCACTTCAATTTGAAATTGAAAATATCTGCCACTCACACCCTGTAGGGTGGCGTTTTGACCTCCATTGATAACTGGAGCACCTGATATCTGTGATGATGAATCAAATGTATCAGAAGCATACACTTTGATGTTCACTGTGTTGTTGGCTGAAACTGTGCACAGTGGATTCACTGCTTCAACCTTGCCATGGTCAATCACATCAGTGAGAAACACCAGTGTTTGAGTGCCCAGTGTGTATTGATTGCCATCTGCCAATTCCCAGGTGTCTAGATCTGCCCAGGTTATACCTGAAATATCTGTCCATGTGTACACTGCTGATTTTCTTGTTCTTGATTGTGGATCATAGTATGATGTCATGGTTTACTCCTATTGAATTGATGCTGTTCCTGAGGTGGCGCCTGTGGTAGAAGGCACTGTGATTTGTTGTATGAAATAATTGAGATAAGCAGAGAGGTCATTGTCTGTAACAGTTTGACCATTTTCATTGATGTATGACACTGTGGGTAACCCACCATCAGAGCCATCTAGATATTCTCTGTTGGAATCAGTGTTTACAAATCTCACATACACCACTGAATTTGGCGGTATTCTTTCCAACAGTCTTTGATATCTTCTGCCTCTTCTGCTGGAATCAATGGGTTTGCGAGATTCATCATTAATTCTGCCTGTGGTTCTGTCCACAGCAAAAATTCTAATTTGATCAATGCTGGTATCCTGAGGAGGATTATATGAAAATCTGAAGTCTATAATACCACGTGTCTGATTATAACTGCCGCTAAAGTCAAGTTCATTTGGTCCTCTGTTGTCAGTACACACAACAGCAGTTTCTGTCTGTGTGAGACCTGACAGTTCATTGCCTTGTTTGGCTGATTCAAATGTTGTGATAGTTAATGTTTCTTCAGGTGGGGGTGTTGGTGGATTAGGTGGTGGTACAGGACCAAATATTGGTAGTCCCAAAGAATCCTGTTCAGGGTCCTGAATGGGCGGTTCTACATCACCTGGTGGCACCACACCAATGGGATTTTCTCGCTTGGGCCTTGATGGCGGAGTTAATATGTATTCATCTGGCAGAATTGGCTGTGGAGGAATCACCACAGTGAGTCCTTGAACATAGGGATATATTTCTGCTTTGTGTTCTCTGGCAGTGATTGATATTTGAATGTCTGATTCCACAGTGGTGGTCAACACTCTGAATGTGGTTAGATTCAATCCCAGGGTTTCAGATGTCACTCTGAAGATGTCACCTGGTTCTAGTTCTAATAATTCTGCTGAACCAGTGAATGTGATGGTTCTTTGAAATCTTGATTTGTGATACAACATTCTGGCCACATCCTGTGCTTGGTGTTTGTTGAATATGGTGTTGAATGTGAATTCACCAATGAGGTCTTCATTGTCTGTTTGAAGATCAGGATTGTCATTGACATTGTTGATGTCAGCAATCACTTCGCTGACTGATCCTGATGTGGTTGGTTGTGTGTAGATCACTGCTTGTTCTGTGAAGTCTTGATCAGGATCCACATAGTTTACAATCACTTGATTGTATTTGGTTGATTTCTGTTCACCTGCCAGATTAAAATCACCAATGATGTCATCTTCATCAATGTCTATCACAGAAGTCACTGTGGAAGATGTGATGTCTGTGGGATTGCCTCCATCTTCAATGTTCAGTTTGAATCTGCCTTGAGTGTATGGCATGAATGCTCTGGTTCCACTCAGCATCAATTTGACATTTTCAAATAGTTTTTGTTTGGTTGATAACACCACAGATGATGTGATGGCTTTACCCGCCTGTGTTGAATTCACATCATACGTGACCTGTTGATTACATTTGATGGCCATGGTTTTGAATGTGTCAGCATCAATTTGATTGATGTTGAGATCACAACCATATCTTGGATTTAACAGATAGTCCAACAGTTGATTGACTGGATTGTAGGAAAATGTTTTTGGCAGATTGGCATAGGTGGTGCTGAGATCTTGACCTCCTGTGTGGTTGATCACATTGTAAACTTTTTTACCCAACACATTGAATCTCACCTGAGGTATGCCACCATTGTATGGCTGTGAATTCACTTGATCTTTGAGTTCTTGTTGAGTGGCTTTCTTCCATTCAAATCTTCCCACAGCATAAGCAATGCCAGGCAAGCGTCTGGTTTTTCTTGACCATGATGATGACTCATTGGCCAATGATGACTGTGATTGATTTTCTGTGCCAGCAAAGAACTGCCACTGCATTCTACCAGCATATCTACCAGTGGTAACTGAATACACTGAATTGAAAGGAAAGTCTGCTACAATTGAATGATTGTCCACAATTATTTCTTCAATGCCTTGAATTTCACCTTCTGACAGCACATACACCACATACAAATATTGATTGTTGTCGCCAGTGGTCTCAGCAAATATGATTTTGCCACCCACTTGTCTGTAACCATATATCACAGGAATATCTTCATTGGTGCCTGTCTTTTGAATTATCACACCATCAGCTGCCACAGAAGTATTGACATCTGGCACACCAATTTTGGGCACACCAAATATACCACCAATGAAATTGATGATGCCTTTGAATATGCCTCCAATGAAGTCACCTATGCCTTTGAAAATGTCGCCAATACGTCTAAAAATTTTATCAAAAAATCCCATTTAAATCTTCTTCCCCCATGGTATGTCACCATACTTGGCATATGAAAATTCCATGGAATCATCTGAAGGATGTTCTCGCTTGAATGATCCTGGATTGGTTCTTCTGCCATTGTTTTTATCAAAGTTGGCAAACACAGAACTCACAGACAGTGCAATTGAAGCAGATGTTGGTCTTTCTGTCATGGAATAACCAGTCACCTGTCCTTTGAACAGTGTGACAGCATCTCCAATCACTGTGTTGTTGGTTGGATTGAGATATACAAATTGAATTTCTACTGTTTTGTTGATGATTGATGATTGAGCAAACAGTGAAATGTTAGAAGCAGTGGCTGCCAAACCAATTGTGGTTGTGGCAATGAACAGTTCTGAATTTTCTTCAATCTCACCAGTACCTAATAGGTCAACAGAAGATGAATAGGTGTTGCCACCAACATCAATGTCAAATGGCAGTGAAGTGTATCGCTGGGTGCCTGACTCAGTGGCAATTGAAACCAACACACCTGCAGTTATGTCTTGAGCTGCCAGTCTTGATCTCAGTGCTGTGACTAGGTTCTTTGGCATTAGTATTCCTCAAGCATGTCAATTTCATAGGTGATATTATTGATGTAAGCATATTTGAACTGTTGAAGTTCATTGGACAGTGTCATTCTAAATGGCACATCATCCACAGTCACTGTGGAAGAGCCATCATCATTCACTGCTTCAAACAGATTGGGC